TATCAACAATTTGTTTAACGCGATTTACAATTTGTTCAATATCATCTTTACCATATACAGCATCACCGATGGTTGCATATAATTTAATTTCTGCTTCATATTGTGCAATTTGATCCGAAGATATTTGAGGTTCTTGACCGTCTAATATTGTTTCTAATATTCGTTTTAAATTTGGAGATCCCATATTATATCCTACATTTTCCATCATCACATAAAATAGATGTAATGATATTATTAACTTTAAAGTATTTATTTGTTTTATTTGTTTTATCTACAGATTCATGCATACTAAGTGGTTTCATGAATGCGCCTTGTGTTGATGGATTAGATACAAAATCCCAACAAATTAATTCAAAATCTTCTTGAACTTCTACAGTACCTTCACTTCTTAATTCTTTAACACTACCTAAACCGCGAGATGATATACCTAATGTAATACCAGCTTTAAATAATGCTTTAAGAATATTACCAGATGGTGTTTCTAATATTTGCACTGCTCCTTTTAAATCATCACCATCCCACCATATTTTTAAAATATTATGTGACACGTTATTTAAATTTACAACTGATGATTCTGGGTGATCTAATTCGCCTAATGCTCGATGCTGACTAATATAATCTTGTTCATATCTGCGGCATTCTCGTTCTAAAATAGTACGAGGATATACTCGGCCATTTTGATTCTTAGCGCCAGATCTTTGTAAAATTCCTTGTACTACAAAACCACCAGGTATTCCATATGCAGCACCACTAGATTCAGTAAGTGATCCAATTGGGCGAAACGGCATATAATCTACTAACATTTGTTTTGACATATTTATTCTCCTAATGATCTTACTCGTTCTGATATTTTAATTAATCGTTCTGATATTTTTGTTAGAGCCTTTTTAGTTCCTGGTCCATATGCAGAAGAAGTTACTCCAGATTCTGTTTTAAGTTTATTGTTATAATTTACCAAATTTTCAATTTCTCGAAGTTTTACAGCAATTTCCTGAATAGTGGATTTTACTTTGTTAGATGGTTTTACATCGCCAGATTTAAAATTACGATATCCTTCTAAAAGTTGTTCGTATTTGTCTTCTAGTATATCTTCCACTTTGAGAGTTTTAATTTTTTGATCATGATCTTTTTTGTGTGAGGTACCTGGTGTTTTTGTTATATCTTTAGACGGATATTCCATATCTTTATTCCACCAAATAGCATCATCTATCGCAAATGGAAATTTATCATTTTGAACTTCTTCATCGAATTCAACTGCTTGATAATGTCCAGGTTTATATGTTTTTGAAACTGGTTTTGTAGTTTCAGTTACAGACTCGTATTTAAATTTTTTCTTTTTGAAATTCTTTTCACTAGTAAAAGCACCGGGTATATTATAACCAGCAATAGCTCCAGTAACATTCTGTTCTTCTATTTCTTCAGAATCAGCATCCTCGGTAGTACAATCGAGTTCCTCTATACTATCGATCGTTTCTTGTAATTCAAAAAACTTATCTTCGATCTCTTTTAAAAATGACTTCATTAATGCATATCCTTTAATTCACGAATTAAATCAAAATAACGTAATAGTGAAAGAACGTGTGATTCTTTAATACTTTTCATGTTTTCTACATTGCAAAGCATTTCACCTAATTTAGATACTTTAATTTTTGTAACTTGGTCATCTATTTGTTTTGATTGTTCGGATAATTGTTTCTTAATATTCGGTATAATTGTTTGAATATAAGATCTCAATTCCGTTGTATCATTAACATGGGTAATATATTTATTCAACAATTGTTTTTGCGATTCATCTAATACTGAATATTTGGTATTAAATTTATCTACTAACAATTTGTATGATAATAAACGCATATCTTTTGGTTGTGCTGAAAATTCTTCTACTAATGGATCTACATATGATTTTTTACGTTCCGTAAGCATTCCATGTTCCAATATAACAGATTTACATTCTAATAATTGTTTAGGATTATCAGTTTCTGCATATTCAAATATCATATAAATCGATGCTAATTCTTTATAATTATTGATATGCATTTTAGATATATCTGTAAATACAAACTTTTCTGAAATTTCTTTTACTAAATTGTATTTTTGGCGTTTTAATGCACTTTGATTCAAGTTATCATATGTAGCCTTAACCGTACGAATATAATCTAGACCTTGCGCCTCACTTTTAAATTTTTCTTTTATCAGTGTATTATATAGTTGCAATTCCTTTGATAGTTCAGTGTTCCGTCCAAAATAGTTTTTAATAATATCAACGGTTACTGATTTGTTCGAAGATAATGTTTCAGACGTTAATTTGCTAACTAACATTTCAAATAAAATACCTGTATTCTTATATTTTGAATGTTTTAGTTTCTTCATGTCGTGTGCAGTGCCTTATTTTTTATATAAATATGTTTGTAATTATAAAATATTGTTTTCGTCTAACATTGTACCACTATCCGATTCAGTTTCAGTTAATTTTGTTACTTTCATCGATTCGGTTATTAGTTTAGCACCTTTTAATTTTAGATGTTTCAATATGTTATGATTTTCCGTAGCTACGGGTGATTGTCGGTGTGGTAATCTAGAATCGCCTTGGTATGTGGTTTTTTGATTCTCAGGATTAAATGCTTGTTTAATTTCTTTTGCTCCGGTAGGATCCCATCCGAATGCATTCTTATGTTGACCAAATTTAATACCTTCTGGTGGTCGACCTCCCTTATCTTTTTCTAGTACCTCGTCGCTAGACATATGCACTGATGCTAAATCGTGTGGTGTTCCAAATGATAATCCGGTTATCGCAGGATCATTGCCTTCTTGTTCAATTTGATTTTGACGGAATCTTAATTTAAGATCTTCAACAACATCCGTTCGTTCTTGCAACCATTGATCTTCAGACATATTAAAAATATATTGATATATGTATCGATCTGAAACTAATTTACTGTCTTTCATTGCGACTGCTAATTGAATTTTTTCATTCATTAAAGCAACCTTTTGTTGATCGTAAATAATAGACGGAGAGGTTAATTCTAGTTCAAATCCAACTAGATCTTCGCCTTCATATCCTTGTGTGTATAAATGTACGATTGCAATTTTAGTCAATTCTGATACTACAATCTTTTGAATACGCTCAATTGTTCTAGCAAAACGAATATCCATTGACGCTAATGTAGTTTTACCTTCAACTGCTTCTGCATATCCTAAGAATGGTTTAGGTATCTTTAATGCCGCCATCATTTTATTTTTAATATACTCAATATCATCTAATCCGGTGAAAGTCATACCCGGCAATGTATCAATTGATGTGGTTGATTGACCTCCCCTGACAGGCAAGTAATAATCTTCTAACATGTTATTCAAATTAAATTTCATGTTATAATTACCAGTTTGTGGATCAATATGTGGAATCTTTTTCATTTTATTGATAATTGTTTCCATGAAAGAATCAACTTCATTTGGTGGAATATTACCAATATCAATTTTAAAAATACGTTTTTCAGGTGCACGCATAATCCTGTGAATAAGCATCGCATCTTCCATCATCATTAATTTTTGGAATTCTTTACGAGCTCCTTCTAACATGGATCTACCATATGGTAAAAAGTTAGAATCTGATAACATGCGGAAATGTGCTATTTCATATACTGGATATGTCATTTGCTCTGAAACTACATTTTTAAATTTAATTTCATATTCACCGGTAGTTTCATCATATTCCTCCCAACGTTCCATTTCATAACTAGAATATGGTCTTGCATTTAATATACCAATATTTTCGGCAATATCTAATTTTAAAAAGAAATCACCATATTTGGTCATATTACGAATCCAAGTCCATAAATTAAAATCGATATTCAATATATCATAGAATAGATTATAAAGAATTTTTTGGATTTGTGTATTATTTGCACGGATAGTTAATATATCACCAAATTGATCTGCTAATGTAGATTCATCTGAGTATATATCCAATGCTGATGATATAATAGGATCTTTATCCATCATTTCATAATCTGCATATAATTGCAAACGATTTTGATGCATATAGTAGTTAGAATCATAACCACCCATACCACCAACACGATGTTTATTTGCACCGTGCAATCTTGTATATCTGTCTGCTACCTTGCTCGAAGACAAGTTACCACTGCTCTGTAATCTGTTTGTATCAACTACCCGAAGTTGATCTTTTCCGTATGCTCTAACAATTACATTAGTGCTAAACAGGGTCTGTAAACGTTTTCTTAATGACGCCATATATTCTTTTTAATATAAATATAACCAATCAAAGAACCATAGCATTATTTTATCAACCAGGTTAAACTTTCATCCCCATAACCTGTATCCCAATTCCATCCGTTATTTTGTCCACCATTGTTGCCAGTATATATAACCGGTGATGTTTTTTGAAATTGAGATAATGCTCGTTTGTTTAAATCAATACCTTGTTGCCGAAGTTTTAATGCAGTATCTCGTAGCCACAATAAAATAGCGAATGACATTACAAGATCATCATTATATCCTTGTTGTGATTGAGCTTTTCCATTTAGCCAAATAAATACCAACAGTTCTTGTATAAGTCTACGACTACGTATAATTGGAGTTTTTTCTCGCATATACATTTCTAATGCAGATATCATTAATGGTCGTGTACGAGAAGTTGTTGATACTCCCGGAACCATTTGTGATTTATCTTTCATGTCATATCCTTTTTTCAATTGTACATCAGCATCAGTATAACCATCGTCTTTATATGTATAATGTAAATTTGGATATG